ATGTACGAAGTAGTTAAAACAGTCAACGGGCACGACATTTACAGAATGAAAGGAACAAGAGGCGTTTACCATGTGAGACTGAACGAGCACAGCAGAGTAACGTTTAGGACAATCAAGGCAGCAGCCGAGTATTGCAACAAGTTATAGGAGAAAGGGCGGCATGAGCCGCCAACAGGGAAAGGAGCGGAAGAAATGGCACGGAAGTACAGAAGATTGAGCTATAAGGACAGACAGACGATAGAGAGAATGAGCAGAGACGGCAGCAGAGTAATAGAGATAGCTGGGGCGCTGGGGGTACACAGAGACACTATCTATAAAGAGCTTGCACGTTGCGGCGCTACACAGGACACATACAGCGCAGATAAGGCACAGAAAACACTTTAACAAAAGAGCGGCAAGAGGGCAGCAGGAAGATGCAGCATGGAGAGCTTAAATTTCAGAGTGGGGGGGGCAACAGCTCAACCGACTTTACAACATAGATTGCATGGAGGCAATGCGGAAAATCCCGGACAAATTTTTCCAGCTTGCTATTACTGATCCACCATATGGGATAGGGATAGACGGGCAGAAAATCAGCATTAACAAGAACCCGAAACACAACAGGAAAGAGCACAAGAAAAAGGGATGGGATAAAAGCATACCGCAGGAAGAGTATTTCAGAGAGCTTGAAAGAGTATCAGTCAATCAGATCATATGGGGCGGAAACTATTTTGTTGAACATCTGAAAGAGGGGCATAAAGGCTGGATAGTTTGGGATAAAGGACAGCGCGGGCTTACTATGTCAGATTGCGAACTGGCTTATACATCATTTGATAAGCCGACACGAATAGTTACGATCAACCGAGCGGAGCTGGCAAAGGACGGAACAATACACCCGACACAAAAGCCAATAAAGCTATATGAGTGGATATTAAAGAACTATGCACAGCCGGGAGACAAGATAATTGATACACACGCCGGGAGCGGAGCAAGCTGCATAGCCTGCCACAGAATGAGATTTGAATGGATGGCGTTCGAGATAGACAGAGATTATTACATGAAAGCAACAGAACGAATACAGGAAGAACAGGCACAGTTAAGCATATTTGACTTTATATAACGCGGCAGAAGCCGCAAATAAGCGAGCGTTGCACAGGAAAGCGCAAATAAATTTAGGAAAGTGCGCATTACCCTAAAAGAGTTTGCGGGAGTAATGAGGGCATGGCGGCACTGTACGCAGTGCAAAGCCGCAGGTTCGATACCTGCCGCGCGTATTAACAGGGTGGCAACCTGTAACAGAAAGCAGCAGGCGAAAAGCTGCGATCTGGATACCGTGAAAAAATCGCAGCGGGCACACCAGCTAGAGAGTATGTGGATGGTCAACAGGTTTTGAGCAGTTTTTTAAGGCGAAAAGCTGCAACACGGTATACGAAAGCCAGAACAGGAGGGCGGCAGCTATGCAGAGGATAAGAGCGCCGCCGACACGAAAGAGAGGCGGAACATGAGGACAGCAACAGTGATCTACACAGAGACAGTGATACACGGCGAAGAGTATAGAAACGGCTATGAATATGCGCAGATGCGCCGCAGGCAGCAGGAAAGAGAAAAACGCCGGAGACAGAGAGAACGAGAGCGCCGGAGGAATTATTTTATACAGCAGAAGATTTACGGCATTGTTCTTCTGATCTTAACTATTGCGATATGCGCATTTATGAGAGACGCGACAATAGCGGTCATAACAGTACCGTTGGGGCTGATACTGACAGCAAGCAAGAAAATGTGGCTTGTAAATGAGTATTACTGGAGTACGAAAGAAAGGAAAACGTTAAGAAGATGATACAGATACTAGAGCTTTTCGGAGGAATAGGCAGCCCACGTTGCGCACTTAGAAATATCGGGATACCTGTAAAAGCTATTGACTATGTAGAAATAGACGAAAAAGCAGTACGATCATACAACGCAATGTTCGCGGATGATCTGCCGTATAAAACACAGAGCGTTGTTGGATGGAACTTAAAGCCGGATATTTTAATACATGGTAGCCCTTGCCAAGATTTCAGCATAGCAGGGCATCAAGGGAAAGCGACAGCAGAAGCAGGAAGAATAAACAGAGGAAAAGGAGCTGACGAGGGGAGCGGAACACGAAGCAGCTTAATGTGGGAAACAATTCACATAATAGAACAGATGGGAGAGTGGAAACCAAAGTATGTGATATGGGAAAACGTCAAGAATGTTTTAAGCAAATATATGAGGGCGAATTTCAACCGATACATAGAAGAAATGGAACGGATGGGATATAGCAGCAGTTACAAAATACTGGATGCGAGAGATTTTGGACTGCCGCAGGCGCGGGAAAGGGTATTTACAGTTTCCGTGCTCAATGAAGCCCCATTTAGATTTGATGATCTGATAAAAACACCTATGCGAAACATAAAAGACTTTCTACTGGAGGATGCACCGCCAGTGTATGACGTGACACAGCCGAGCGTATTAAATGCAATCGGAGAAAAGGGAATACGAAGAGCAACAGTTATACAGGAATATGCTTATACGATTACAGCACGGCAAGACAGAACGCCAGCACAGGTAATCGATATGGGAAAAGGGCGATATAGGTATTTGACAGAATTAGAGTGCTGGAGACTGCAAGGGTACACAGACGAGGACTATAAAGCTGCGGCAGCAGTTCAGAAGAGAAACGGACGCTACAAGATGGCGCTGTATAAGCAGGCAGGAAACAGTATACCTGTGCCAATTTTTGAAAGCCTGTTTAGAAAGATACTTTTAGGAGAAACGCAAAGCAGGGAGGGCAGAGCATGAGCAAGTACAGTAAGGAAAATGAGAGGATAACAAAGATTTTCAAGTGGACTGTAATTATAACAGTTCTGCTCATAATAGCGCTGGATATATATAGTTGCGCAACAGGGCAGCAGGCAGAAAAGCCGGAAGAGCCAGAGCCGCTTATAATCGAGATCCCCGAAACGGAAACAGAGGGTAGCGTAACAGTATACACAAGCGACGGCGCTGTATATGGATTTTATGGGGATATAAAAATTATCAATGACGGAATGGACGGAAACCAGATCACAATAGAGCTTTACGGCTGGCTTGTAGGAGAGTACCAGCACGGAGAGCAGGAATACAAGGAGGAACAACCATTATGAAAATCAGAATAACAGAAGAGATACCGACAGCGATAAAGCCGAAAGTAGGGGAAGTTTATGAAGTTACAAGGACGGAAAGAAGAAAAGGGCGTGGATGCGGTGGCAGGTACGTTTACTTTATCAAAGTAGGCGGCGAAGAGGTAGGGATTTTAGGAAGAGAAATGGAAATAGTGGAAAAGTAGTAGAAAGAGGGAAAGCATGAGCAACGTATTTATAAGAAGTCAGAACAGAGAAAGCCTGTATTGTTTCGGAATATCATTTAACAGCCTGCAATATAGCGAAGAGATAGAACACAAACGAGGAAACAAGGCTGAAAAGCACCATACAATCTGTATTGCAGACGGATGTTTAGAGACAATAGCAGAGTACGAGAGTAAGGAACGCTGCTTAGAGGTACTGGATGAATTGCAGGAAGTATGCGGAAAATATTTAATGGTGCAGGGAGGCACTGCATTGATAAGAGGCGGAATGAATGTACAGCCGGGAGCGTTTGAGATACCGAGAGTATACGAAATGCCGGAAAAGTAGCGGGAGGCACGGGCGGAGATATGACGGTTAAGGAACTTACAGCCGCATTATGCAGCATTGAGCTGGTGCGGATTACGAAAGGAAGAGGAAACCGATACGAAAGAAACGAAGCAGATTTATACATAGGATGGCTGGGAGAGCTGAAAGCAAACCCGGAACATATAAGCCCGGAGACATGGAAAGCAGAGGTAAAGCATTTTTCAGCAGTGCCGGATATTAAACACAAGAACTGGAGAGAGCTGGGGCTGATGCAGCCGCTTGAACCGGGCAAATATCCGCAGTACAGCTTTAGCGATCTGACAATGAGCATATATTACACAATTTATATCTGAAAGAGAGGTAGAGAACATGGAAAACATTATAGGAGCAGTGAGATACGGTATCAAGATCAGCAAGAAAGAGAAGAACCCGGATAAGAGGGTAACTTACATACATGATGCAAAGGACTTGCAGCCAGCAAGAATGAACTTTGATACAGGAGTATTTGAGTACGGGAGCTGGCAGGGCAGGGGATTTGCCACACCAGAAAACAATTACCCTTGCATGGTAAAGTTTGACGGCACGGAGGATTATAAATTATCGCCGGATGATTACACGAAGAAAGAGGACGGAACAACGGCAAGTGATGTAGCAAACGTAGATTACGCCGGGAACGCTATGGCAGCGTTTAAAGGCGGCTGGCTCTGCCAGTATGAGACAGAGGCAGACGAGTTTATCATCTGGAGCAATGTTAAATATGATGATGCTTATAACGCGAGACACAGAAAAGCAAAGGACGGAAGTATCAGAGAGGGATTTTACAGACATATCTATATGCCGACACTGATAGACGGAAAAGCGCGGAGCATAAGCGGCGCGGAGATCATGGGAGGATTTACGGCGAAGCAGGAACGCCAGTTATGCAAAGCAAACGGAGAGGCATGGGAGCAGAGCACATGGCAGCAGTGGAACTATATTATATGCCTGCTTAAGATCATGGCAAAAACAGACGATTTACAGGCGGCATATGGATATGGAAACTGTGACAATCCGGCATGGGAGGCGCTGCCGACAGGAACGCTTAACGACAAGGGGCAGTTTTACGGTAGCAGAGAAAAGGATAAACAGGTAAAGGTATTTCACACAGAGGCTTTGTGGGGAGACAAGTGGGAACGGCTGGCGGGACTGATCGTTGACAATGGAACTGTGAAAGTACATACCCACGGAGAATATAACTTTACAGGGCAGGGATACAAGAGCGTTTACAGATACATAATAAGAAGTTTTGACTATGGTTTTGTGGATGGCACAGTAATGACACCATACGGGAGGTTTCCTGTATCGTTCAATGGCGGCAGGCACGAATACACGGCAGATTACGGGGCAATAGATGCGGAAATTGTCTCTGTGCCTCTTGTGGGCGGCCGCTGCCGCGACGGGCTGAATTGTGGCGCTTGCGTGTACTTGTACGGCACCGCGGGCTTTGCGAGCTGGTACATTGCGCCCGGTCTTTCTTGTATCATGCCTAACACTGCGGAGCAGTAAAGGGGGAACGGGGGATATTTCCCCCGCAATAATTGAAAGGAGATCAGACGAATGAACAGAGACAACATGGCAGGGATTGCCGGAGAGATCACAGATTTACAAAAGAGTACAGAGTTGTGCGGGCACGAGATCGGAGAGGCATACATTGCAAAGCTGAAAATCCCGCGCGTAAGCGGGATTGAGGACGAGGTAATAGTAGCAATACCAGAGACGGCAATACAGCCGAAAGACACGGAAGAGATGCAGGCGGCACAGCCGGGCGATAAGCTGCTTATTGCCGGGAAAGTCCAGAAAGTACGGGATAATGCCACAGGAGAAACCACAGTGTTTATTTTAGCTGATTTTGCCGCAATCGTAGAGCATCCGCAGTACCAGAATGAAATAGCGATCACTGGCGAGATTATGAATATTCCTGCTATGCGTGAGACACCGAGAGGAAAGAAAATTACTGATCTCATGGTTAGAGTAGATAATGAGCTGGACGGAGGCGGGGCATATATACCGTGCATCTGTTGGCAGGCTGCCGCAGAGGAAATGGCGAAGTACAGCAGAGGAACGGTGGTAAAGCTGAAAGGAAGATTGCAGAGCCGGGAATATATCAAGAGACGATATACAGACAGCGACAGCGAGACGGAAGAGGTAAAGATAAGCCGGGAAGTTTCAGCAGAACAGATAGAGGTATGGTGGCAGCCGGAAAGGGCAGAAGAGTATGCAAAGTAAAATTTTATTGAATAAGGATGGAGATACAGAGGTAAAAGAGATCAAGGTACATATACATGGCAGCGGCGGAGAGCTGGGAAAGCATAATGCTGAGAGACTGATAGGGCTGATAGAAGAGTTGAAAACGTTTGAAGAACAGGACGAGATTTTACAGCACTTCTATTTTATATGTGGGTATTGCCAGTGCTGTGTAAATAGCGGGTTTTTGGATATGGAAAGCGCAAAAGGCGTGCTGGAACTTGCAGGATATCTGACCGCAAACGAAGTAAAAAGAGTGGAGCAGCAGAAAGGAAAAGCAGGGAAGTGAAATTTAACTGGAGCGAAGAGGAAAAGGAAGAGTATTACAAAAGAGCAGAGCAACAGTTAAATGAGGCGGGAATAGATTTTGTGGGCGTTGATCGGTCAAAGTTTGGAGTGATCGGATGGAACGCGGAGAAAAAGACAGTAGAGGCGGTTTCCGTTTCACTGACGGGATACCCGTACCACCATTTCAGCAGCAAGAAAAGAGGACAGCTTAAGAGGATGGAAAACTGGCAATGCACAGATAAGTGCAAAAGAGGCAGCGGAAAGCCTCATTTCATGCACTCACGGCTTATATATGGAAGAAACGGAGGGAAAGGGAAGAAATGTTAAGGGCGTACATATGCAGCCCGTACAGGGCAAGAACAGAGGCAGAACTTGACAGAAATATAGATTATGCGCAGGAGCTTACAAGGCGTGCACTGATGGCAGAAGTTGCGCCGATTACGCCGCATTTATATATGATGCAGTGCCTCAACGACAAGAAGAGGGAAGAAAGGGCAGTAGGAATGGCTGCCGGGATGCAGCTTTTAAAAGGCTGCGATTTTGTCATAGCCGGGGTAAGGTACGGCATAAGCGAGGGAATGAGGCGGGAGATTGCGCTGGCGGACGCGTCCGGGATAGATGTAGTGAACGCGGACAAGCTGGCGTATTATCTGCGGTACACAAAAAGAACATATGCGATAAGCTGGAGCGCAGAAGAGCGCGTAAGGGAGTGCCAGAGAGAATTACAGCGCTTCTTTGCAGAACACCAGAGAGAATAAAAAAAAGAAAGCCCCTACGGTACGGGAATACCGCAGGGGCAAAGCTATACAGCTTTCTTACCTATAAAAGAGTATAAGCAATGTATGGCTGGTAGTCAAGTGATCTGCGGGCAAGCGCCTGCTTTCACACTTGATAAAAGTATTAACTTTACGACAGGAATATAAAGGAGTACAAGGGTATGCCGTACATTGAGAGGACTACACGGGCAGGAAAGACAATAGAGGTAGAGCGGTACTTTACGAGTAGGTATAAAAAGCAGGGGATAAAGAGAGGGGATAAGGTTAAGCCAACCAAAGAGGAACAAAAGAAAGTGAATACCCGGCAGGCTGAAAGAAAGCTGCGCATACTGATGAACGCGAACTATGGATATGGAGATTACCACGTTGTACTTGATTACATACGGGTAAAGGGAGAAGTGCCACGGAGTAGGGAGCAGATGCGGCAGGACATAAACGTATTTTTGAGGGAGCTGCGCAAGGAATACAAGAAAGCCGGGCAAGAGCTGAAATACATACACGTTATGGAGATCGGCGAGAAAGGGGCAAGACACCACCACTTAGTTATCAATCAGATTGATACAAAGATATTACAGCAATGCTGGTATAAGGCGTATGAGGGGCACAACAGAGTAAAGGTATTTCCGCTGGATGATAGTGGGAACTATGCAAAGCTGGCAAATTATTTTATCAAGTACACAGATAAGCACAGGACAAAAGAGGACGGGGCATTACAGGGAAAGCGCTGGAATTGCAGCAAGAACCTTGTAAGACCAGAGCCGGAAATTAAGATTATAAGCAACCGGGAATATTTCAAGGCAGAGCCGAAAGCGATCAAAGGCTACTACGTGGATAAGGACAGCGTAAGCAGCGGACAGCATAGCCCGGAATACTACGGGTACGGATATCTGCGGTATACACTCGTGAAACTGGAATGATCGGAGGAAAGAAAAAGATGCAGACGGTAGTAATAGCAATAATAGCATTTATTGCCGGAGAGATTACGGGAGTAGTTTTAACGGCGCTGATGCAGGTAACAAGAGAAGAGGACGAACAGGAGGGAAACGAATGATAAGAGCGGCATTAGATCGGCTGAAATACTGGATATTCCAGCCGGGAAAGGACTGTAAGCACTGCTGCTTGTGGTGCGAGTATTACGATATCTGCAAATGGGATACATTTACAGGAAAGACAGCCACAAACGAAGAGACGATAGAAATACTGACAATGCGGGTGGCGCAGGACAAAAGAAAAGACGGGCTGCTGTACAGGATATACAAGTACGTGGAGTTGAAACAGAAAGAGAGGCACAGACGTGAGAAATTTTAGGCTGGATGATGAAAGCGGGCATCAAGAGGCATTATTTGAGTGGGCGCAGTATCAGCTATGGCATATGCCGGAGCTTGAATATATGTTTCATGTGCCAAACGGCGGAAAGCGGGATAAGGCAACGGCAATAGCACTGAAACGGCAGGGAGTAAAAGCGGGCGTGCCGGATATCGTGCTACCAGTACCGAGAGACGGATACCACGGGCTTTGCATTGAGCTGAAAGCCGGGAAGAATAAACCGACACAGAACCAGAAGCGCTGGCTTAAGTTCTTGCAGGAGCAGGGATATTACACAGCGGTATGTTACGGATGGCAGGAGGCGGCGAAGCTCATAGAAACATATCTGCTGAAAACAGAGATAGACGCGGTAATAGCAGAGCTGCACAAGATGGAGACAGAGGAATAAACGAAAGCGAGGGAAAACATGAAAACAATAAGCATATTAAATTTAAAGGGCGGCGTAGGGAAAACATTTACAGCAGTGAACATGGCATACGAGCTGCACAGGAGAGGCTATAACGTCCTGCTGATCGACAACGATAAGCAGGGAAACTTAAGTAAGGCGTATGGAAAATATGACGCTGATACATACAGCCCGGCAGCCCGTATTTTGTCGGGAGACTGGCAGCAGGCGGACGAACTGATACAGTGCACGGACTACAAGGGAATTGATATCATAACAGCTAATATGGCTCTGCTGGGAGCTACATGGCAGCTCACAGCCTGCGCAGAGGAAATGCAGACAGGAAGATACAAAAGGCTGACAGAGGCAGAAATAGAGTATTACGGGAATTGCACAGTATGGGGGAAATATGATTACTGCATCATTGATAACCCGCCAGACATTGCGCTGAACGTCATAAATGCGCTGGAGATCACGGACGAGATCATAGTACCTGTAAAGATTGACGAGTGGGCACTGGAGGGGCTGGATATCCTGCGGGAGCAGATCGAGGACGCAAAGCAATTTAACCCGGATTTGGAACTAAAAGGCGTTTTGGTTACGTCTTACCAGAATACAGACGGAGAGGCAGCCGGGCGCGATTGGATGCGGCAGCAGGAAAATATAAACGTGCTGGCAACAATCAGATATTCAAAGAAAGTTGCGGAGAGCACATTTACTTTCAAACCGATTTACGAATACAGCCCGTGCTGCGGAGCTGCACAGGATTACAAGAAATTTGTTACAGAGTACACAGGGAAAGCGAGGTAAAGGGATATGGCAAAATTCGGGATAAATGACATTTTGAACGCAAAGAGTAAAACGGGGGCAGCAGGCACGACAGAATACAAAGAGATTTATTTAAGCCCTTACGAGGTTAAGCCAGCGGAAGAGAACACGCACACAACACTGGAGAATATCGAGGAACTGGCAGATTGCTTTCTGACCGTAGGACAGGAGCAGCCGACAGTATTAGCAAGAGTCAACGGGGAATACCGCATTGTAGACGGTCACAGGAGGAACGCCGCAAATATTTATAATTTAGAGCGCGGATACAAGCAGTATGAGAAAGTGCTGTACAGATACAAGGATATGACAGAGGCAATGTACGAGCTTTCTTTACTGGTCGGAAACGGGCTGACACAGGGACTTACACCATACGAACGTATGAGGACAGCGGAAAGGCTGAAAGCGGCGCTTGTACTTGCAAAGAAAGAGGGCAGTATAGAGATTAAAGGGAAGATGCGAGACATGGTAGCAAATATGCTGGATGAAAGCAGCACAAACATTGCGAGAATGGAGAGCATAAATAAAAACGCCACAGAAGAGATTAAAGAACAGCTTAAGGCTGGGAATATCGGCATAACAGTGGCGTATGAGGCAACGAAACTGCCGGAGGACGAACAGAGGGAAATTGCACAGCGGGCAGCAGACGGGCAGGAAATCAGAGCGAAAGAGATCACGGAAAAGGTGGCGGAGAGAAAAGCAGCAGAAAAAGAGAAAAAAGAGGATGATTACCCGCTTTCCTATCACGGGGAAATTATAGGCATGAACCCGCCGGAAGAGCCGAAGCGCCCGGGGGATGATTACGAGACACCGCACCCGGAAAGTATTACATCATTGTGCTACTCATGCAAGAATTATTCTACGTGCAATGTGAAAACAGGAACGTGCCAGAAATGCGATCAGTACATAAACAAGGCAGAGGCGGAAAAGACGGAAGAGCAGAGATACAGCGAAGAGCAGGACAAAATAGACAGGCAGACAAGGGAGCGGATGCGGCAGCAGGAGGATGAAAAGAAAATGGACAATCTGCCGAGTGATCGGGAAGAGAATGGGCAGAAAACGCACAGCATAAGGCTGGCGGCTATGTACTTTGAGGACGTGGCAAGCGGGAAAAAGACTTTTGAACTGCGTAAAAATGACAGAGGCTATAAAGAGGGCGATATTTTAGAGCTTATGGAATTTACGGACGGCAGGAATACAGGGAGATCAATAAAGGCGCTTGTAACGTATATGCTTGAAGAATATACCGGGCTGGAAGATGGGTATTGTATTATGGGCATTAAGGTTATTCCAGAAGTGTCCGAAACGGACACAGAGGGAGAGAAAACAGATGAATAGGAGACAGAAGAAAAAGAAGAGCAAAAACAAAATAACAATTATCATAAAAACAGAAATGATGGTAAAGCCGGATGAATACGAGAGAATGAGACGGGGGATAGAAAACCAGATGAATAAGAGCAACGTTGTTTTGTTACCGCCTTATTTGAAACTGATAGCAATTATACAGCAGCCCGGCAGCAGGCGCGTTGAAATTAAACAGGATGAAAACGCGGAAATATTACAGAAGCATATGGGAGGCGGAGAATAGTGGCAAGAACAGTATGCAAGGCGTGGAAGAATGGAGAAGTAAAGCACAGAGGAAAGGCAACGCTTGAATGGCATAAAGACGGAGTACCGCAGTATTACTGCTACGGGTATTACGACAGTATGACAGACGAGCTTATAGAGACATGTAAGAATTGCCGGGATAATGAGAGATATGCGCAGGGGGATTTAGAGGCATGGCTTGCGCAGGAAGAGGAACGGCAGCAGGCAGAGAACAGCGCATAAAATCGGACACAAAAATAGCGCAATTACAGTGGACAATAGCAGGGCAAATAAGGTATAATAGGAGCTGTCAGAAAGACGCACGAAAGAAAGAGTTAATCTCTTCTCTCGTGCGTCTTTTTGCGTTTTCATGTTTTACCTCCTAACCCTGCGCATGAAACCTAGGGCGCAGGGGAAAGCAAGGGAGGCAGTACAGTGAAAGCATGGGCGGAATGGTTTTATAAATCTAAAGTGTGGGCAGAGACAAGAGAGGCTTATCTGATATCACAGCAATATCTTTGCGAGCGTTGCGGAGCGCCTGCAAAGATTGTGCATCATAAAGACTACATCACGAGAGAGAACATAAACGATCAGAGTATAGCGCTATGCTGGGATAACCTAGAGGCATTGTGTCAAGAGTGCCACAACAAAGAACATCATGCGAAGAGTGAAAGAAAAATGCGATATAGATTTACAGAGGACGGGAGCATAGCCCCCCCTATCCACGAAAAAAATTAAGCCATGAATAGACCGAGGGGTGACTATAATTTTACTCTGCAAGGTCGCGCATGCGTGGTGTAGAGGGGGTGTGGTGTACTACAAGGGGTAAAAGAAATGGCGGAAAAGAAAGAAAAAACAAAAGAACAGAAAATAAAGACTGAAAAGAACAGACTTAAGCGGATTTTTAAGAACTTAGACGAAAATAAAAAGAGTTTAGTTACGCCGCTGATTGAAAAAGCCGCTTTCATGAGCGTTGAGCTTGACGAATTGCAGGAAGTCATAGAAAACGAGGGATGGACAAGCGAATACAAGAACGGCGCGAACCAGTACGGCACAAAGAAAAGCCCGGAGGCTGAAACCTATATAGCATTATCCAAGAACTACGCGGCAATTATCAAGCAATTAACGGAACTTGTACCGCCAGCCGAGAGAAAGAAAAGCAGGCTTGCGGCATTGAGGGAAGAGTAGCCGGAAGTGCCGTATAAAAATTATATCTACGAGTATTACCAGAAGATTTGTAGCGGCAAGATCACGGTAGGAAAGTGGATAAAAGCAATATTCAAAATTATCATAGATAGTCTGGAAAAGCAGGACTATTATTTCAGTGCAAAAGAGGCAAACAGAGCTATAAAATTCATAGAAAATTTTTGCCACCATAGCCAAGGGCGCAGCGATCTTTTAAAGCTGGAATTGTGGCAAAAAGCTATTGTATCCACCATTTTTGGCATTGTAGACGAAGAAAAAACACGTATTTTTCGTGAAATTTTTATAGTGATCGGGCGAAAAAACGGAAAAAGTTTATTCGCATCCGCGATTATTGCATACATGGCATACCTAGAGCCAGAGTACGGGCAGGAAATATACTGCCTTGCACCAAAACTGGAGCAGGCTGCAAAGGTGTATGACGGATTTTATCAGATGGTAAAAGCAGATGAAGAGCTGGCGGAGCTTGCAAAGAAACGGCGTTCAGATATCTACATTGAGGAAAGCAACACCATAATAAAACCGATTGCATTTAATGCGAAAAAGTCAGACGGATTTAACCCGCAGCTTGTAGTTTGTGACGAGATGGCGGCATGGGCAGGAGACGGCGGATTAAAGCAGTACGAGGTTATGAAATCCGCATTAGGCGCACGTAGGCAGCCTATGATTTTGAGCATTTCAACAGCCGGATACATTAACGATAGCATCTATGACGAGCTGATGAAGAGAAGCACCAGCTTTTTGAAAGGAAACAGCAAAGAGCGGAGGCTTTTACCATTCCTGTATATCATTGACGATATCGAAAAATGGAACGACATAGAGGAACTAAAGAAAGCAAACCCGAACATGGGCGTATCTGTCAAAGAAAGTTTCTTTATAGACGAGATCGCAATAGCAGAGGGCAGCTTAAGCAAGAAAGCAGAGTTTTTAACAAAATACTGCAATATCAAGCAGAACAGTAGCGTTGCATGGCTCGAATATCAGACGGTGGAAAACGCTGCGGCGGATTTAACGCTGGAGGATTTTAGAGAGTGTTACGCCGTGGGCGGCATTGATTTGAGCCAGACAACGGACTTGACAGCAGCGAGCGTGGTAATTGAAAAGGACGGCATATTATATGCCTTTACACAATTTTTCATGCCAAAGAACAAAGTGGAATACTTACAGGCTACGGACGGCGTGCCATATGATCTGTTTGTAAAAAAAGGACTGATTACAGTATCCGGGGAAAACTACGTTGACTATAAAGACGTGTTTAACTGGTATGTATGGCTGATGAATGAATACGGAATAAGAGTTTTGAAAATCGGATACGACAGATACAGCGCACAGTATCTTATTGACGATCTGAAAAACTACGGTTTCCACACGGATGATGTGCACCAGGGCGAAAACCTCACGCCAGTTATCCGAGAGTTTGAGGGCATCATAAAAGACGGCAATTTCAAGATTGTAAATAACAATCTGCTGAAATCACATTTCTTGAATGTGGCATTAAAGCAGAATATGGAAACAAGGAAATTTAGACCGATAAAGATAGAGCAGCGGGCGCATATAGATGGTTTTGTATCTGTCATAGATGCTATGACGGTACGGCAGAAATACTATGCAGAAGTAGGAGAGATGCTAAAGAACGCCGCTTAGAAAGGAGAGTGAACGGCATTAAATTCTTAGATTATCTTTTTCACGGGAAACAACTAAGAGTGATCGACAGCTATTTTAAGATGCTGAACGGGTACAGCCCTACGTTTACCAGCTATAACGGCGGCGTGTATGAGATGGATTTAACACGGACAGCTATAAACAGTTTCGCAACGCATTGCAGCAAATTAACGCCGGAGATCACAGGCAGCGCGCACAAAAATCTTGAAAAAGTTTTACAGCACAAGCCGAACTATTTCATGGATACAACAAAATTTATAAAGAGAGTGGCAACCTATGTAGCCACGGAGCACACCGCTTTTATTGTACCGATAGAGGACGAATATGGTGGGCTGTGCGGGTGGTATCCCCTGCGGGCGGAGCGTTGCGAAGTTGTAGAGGCAGCAGGACAAGTATATCTGCGGTATCTGTTTGCGAACGGCGAACACGCAGCAATAGAGTTTGAAAAGGTCGGGATAATGACGGACTTTGAATACACAGACGATCTTTTTGGAGAGGACAACCGAACTTTAAAGCCGACAATGCAGCTTATTCATACGCAGAATGAGGGCATCATAAACGCGGTAAAAAATTCTGCAAATATCCGCTTTCTGGCAAAAATTGCGAACATGATTAAGCCGGAGGATATTAAAAAAGAGCGGCAGAGGTTCACAGAAGAAAACTTAAGTTCCGACAATGACAGCGGAATGATTATTTATGATAACAAGTTTACTGATCTGAAACCTGTGGAAAGCAAGCCGTTTGTGCCGAACGCATTACAGACACAGCAGATACAGGACAATGTGTGTACGCATTTCGGAACAAATTTAGATATCTTACAAAACAAATTTAACGAGGATACATGGAACGCATATTACGAGGGAAAGATAGAGCCTTTTGCAATCCAGCTTTCTCTTGTTATGACGAATATGACGTTTACCCAGCGGGAAATTGCCTGCGGAAATGCAATTACATTCAGCGCAAACCGTTTACAGTACGCCTCAAATAGTACAAAGCTGCAAGTAAGTACACAGCTATTTGACCGGGCACTATTGAACCGTAACGGGGTAATGGATATATGGAATATGCCGCACGTTGAGGGCGGAGAAAAATACTATATCCGCAGGGATTACATAGAGGTAAGCGAGTTAGAAAAAACAGGGAAACAGACAGAACCGATAAATCAGAACCCGCAGGAGAAAGGAGACGGGCAGCAGGCAGGCACAGAGCCACCAGAACCCGCAAATAACGAGCCGGGAGAGGAAGAGGGTAAATAATATGCCAATAAAGAAAGAACGGGAATACAGGGCGCTTGCAGCGCCGCTATCTGCGGATGCAGCAACTAAGAGAATAGATACAGAGTATTACGTGGAGGGATACGCAACAACTTTTGATAAGCCATATCTGCTCTACGAGATCGGAGGAACTAAATACTATGAGAAAATAGACAGCCGCGCGCTGGATGGCGCTGATATGAGTGATGTTATCATGCAGTACGATCATGAGGGGCGCGTATTTGCCCGGCAGTCAAATAAAACACTGATATTAGTACCAGATCATAAAGGGCTGCTGATTGCGGCAGATTTAGGAAAAACAGAGCTTGCAAAAGGACTGTATGAGGATATTAAAGCCCGCATGATTACTAAAATGTCATGGGCGTTTACCGTGCAAGAGGAAAGCTACGACAGGGCAACACGGACAAGAACGATACTAAAGATAAAAAAGGTTTATGACGTATCCGCTGTAAGCATACCAGCAAACGGCGATACTGAAATAGCCGCCCGCAATTTTGCCCATAGGAGGTATGAGGCAGAGCGGCAGGAGATGCTTAAGAGACGGGCAGCAATACTAAAGATCAAAGCAAATTTATAAAAAGGAGAACAGACAAAAATGAGATTAAAAGAAATTGAGACAAGACTGGCAGAGATCAGAAAAGAGCTGACAGAGAACGCGGAAACGCTGACGGATGAACAGATTACCGCGCTGGAAACAGAGGTAGACAATTTGCAGGAGGAAAGAACAAGGCTTGTGGACGCACAGGAGAAAAGAACAAAGCTGCTTGCGAGAATTGCAGGCGGAGAGCCTGTAAACGGAGCAGAGGGCGGAGCTGGAGCAGCGCCCACAGTATTACGGAATTTTGCAGGGGCAGCAGGCGGCGCAGGAGAAGAGCCGGAGAAAGAGGACAAGTATAGTTCCATGGCTTACAGAAAAGCATTTATGCAGCATGTGTGCAGAGGAACGGCAATTCCGGCAGAGTACCGCGCAGATGCAGTAAGCACTACAACGGACGTAGGGGCAGTAATTCCCACAACTGTACTGAACCAGATCGTACAGAAAATGGAGAGCACAGGAATGATTTTAGCTCTCGTAACGAGGACGGCATACAAGGGCGGCGTAAGTATCCCGGTATCTACTGTTAAGCCTACTGCTACATGGGTAGCGGAGAGCAAGGGCAGCGACAAGCAGAAACACAGCGCCACAAAGGATGGAATGATTACATTTGCTTACCACAAGCTGCGCTGTGCGGTAGCCGTATCTCTGGAAGTGGATACAATGGCAATCAGCGCATTTGAGACACTGCTTATCAGCAATATTGTTGAGGCTATGACAAAAGCGTTGGAGCAGTCCATTGTTGACGGAGACGGAGCAGGAAAGCCGAAAGGCATCCTTGCGGAAACGCCGGAGACGGGGCAGACAATCGAGGTATCAGAACCCGCTTATGCTGATCTGATCGCGGCAGAGGCGGCGCTGCCAATGGCATATGAAAACGGGGCAGTATGGTGCATGAGCAAAAAAACATTCATGCAGTATTACGGGCTGGTAGATGCAAACGGGCAGCCGATTGGGCGCGTAAACTACGGAATTGCAGGAAAGCCGGAGCGTACACTGCTGGGGCGTCCTGTGGTGTGCTGCGATTATGTGAAAAGCTATGATGCGTCACTGGCAGCAAACAGTCTGTTTGCTTTCCTGTTCAATTTCAAAGATTACGTGCTTAATACCAACTACGCTATGGGCGTAAAGAAGTATGAGGACAACGACACAGACGATCAGGTAACAAAGGGCATCATGCTGGCAGACGGGAAAGTGGTAGACAAGAACAGCTTAGTTGTGCTGAAAAAAATTGCATCCGTATAAGAAAATGCGCGGCGTAAAAGCGCCGCGCGGAAAGGAAGATAAAAATGACAGGACACTTAGATATTAAAGATCTGGAAAAGATGAAAAAGGACGATTTGAAAGCGCTGGCAAAAGATATGGGTATCAGTGACGAGGGCACAGTAAAAGAACTGGCCGCAAGGATTGCGGCGGAAGAGGTGGAAGTACCCGAAGAGGACGAACTGACAGAAGAGGAAAAAGAAGCAGTGAAAGCGGCGGAAGATGAAGAGGCAGCAGAAGAACCGCCGAAAGTGTCCGAAACGGACACCGCGCAGGAGGATAAGAAAAAGGTAACAGTGCGCGTTATCCAGACATACAAGGATAAAAAAGCAAAACAGGTATTCAGACCGGGTTTTGAGTTCAGCATTTCACTGAAAAGGGCAAAGGAGCTGGAGGCGGCGAAAGTTGCGGAGATTGTAACAAAATGAGCGGCATGGAAACCGTGCTGACTGATACCGTCAAGGGCAGCATGAGGATTTTAAGCAAGTCTGCGGTAATTGAGAACGATATAAACAATATGATTGCCGCCGCAAAACAGGATTTATCTGTATCCGGGGTAAAAAAGATTGATGAAACAGACGCGCTTATTATCCGGGCAATTACTCTTTTCGTAAAGTCAGAAATGAACTACCAGAACCGAGGCGAACAGTACAGACAGAGCTATGAACTGCAAAAACAGTCCTTGTGTCTGGCTGGAGATTACAACACGGAAGAGGGATAAAATGCCGGGAGAAATCACTTTAATAGAGCAGATCAACGACACTGAAACAGAGGAAACTACAATTTTCTGTGAAGTGGATAGCATCACACAAAGCGAGTTTGAGGCAGCAGGACAGAAAGACATAAAGCCGAGCTACAAATTTACTGTATGGAGCTTTGAGTATAACGATCAGACAGAGGTAGAGTATTGCGGGCAAAGGCTGACCATTTACAGGACGTACCAGCGCCCGAACGAAGAAAGAATAGAGCTGTATGCAGAAAAGAGGTTAGGCAGACGTTGAGCACGGATATAAACAATGTTGCGGCAGAGATCGCGCGGGGGCTTACGGAGTATGACCAGAGCGTAGCAAATGACATTAAGAAAATTGTAGATGATGTGGCAGCAGAGGGTGTAAGCGAATTGAAACAGACAAGCCCGAAACTGACAGGGAGCTACAGAAGAGGATGGAGGAAAAAACAGTCATACAGTGACAGCCGGACAAAACGCAACACGGTATACAACAAAACAGACTACCAGCTAACGCACTTGCTTGAATATGGGCACGCCAGCAGATACGGCGGCAGGGTAAAGCCAAAGGTACATATTAAGCCTGTAGAGGAAAGTATGATAGAGAGTCTGGAAACCAAGATAGAAGAGGCGGTAAAAGGTTAATGAGGCTTGAAACGATCATAAAAAGGGCAGAGAGTTTGGGGCTGCCAATAGCAAAAGACGCGTTCCGGGAGACAAGAGAAACACCATTGCCAGAACCGCCGTATTTGGTGTATATCACGCCGCAGATAAACGGACGCGGCGGAGATGATGTAATACTCGTACATGAGATATTTGCGGCTCTGGAGCTGTATACAGATAAGGCAGCAAACGGGGAACTGGAAAAACTGATAGAGGAAAAAGTATTTTTCGATACTGATTATCAGAAGTATCAGGACACCATAGAGGACGAGGACATGGTACAAACGGCGTATGAATTTACCATATACGAAAAAGTGAGAAGAAAGAAAGGGGATATACAGAATGGACAGTGAAAGAATTACATTAGGCAGTGGAAAACTCTATTGTATGTTATTCGCGGGAGAAATCCCGGAGGATACAGAGATAGAGACAGAAAATAACCAGCTTGCGCACATCAAAGGGGGAGCGTCCATAGAGTACACAGCGGAGACATACACCGCAAAAGATGATTTAGGCGTTGTATCGAAAACAAAGCTGACAAATGAGGACGTTATCTTAAAAGCCGGACTGCTGACATGGTGCGCAAAGACGCTGAAAAAGTTAAGTTCAACGGCGAGAGTAACAGAGGACACGAGGAAAAGGACGGTCAAGATCGGCGGTATTAAAAACCAGACAGACGAGAAATATCTTATCCGTTTCCTGCATGAGGACGAAGAGGACGGAGATATCAGAGTAACAATCGTAGGAAAGAACGAAGCAGGATTTTCATTCAGCTTTGCAAAAGATGCGGAAAGTACAATAGAGCCGCAGTTTAAGGCGCACCCTATGGACAAAGAGGGAACGCTTTTAATCTTTGATGAAGAAATCCCGCAGACAGCATAAGAGATCAATCGGGCTGCGTATACCGCAGCCCGGAAAATGGAGGTAAAAAATGGCAAGCAGAAAGTTTGATTTTGGAAAATTAAAGCGCAGTTTCTATACAACTACTCTGAAAGATGGAACTGTGCTTGTTGTAAATATGCCGGAAAAAAGAGTGTTTGAACGGATGCAGAGTATTACAGAAGTGGAAGAGGACGAGGATATAAAGTATAACGATCTTCTTACTCTTCTGGCGGAAATCTTAAGCAACAATAAAGCCGGAAAAGAGATCACAACAGAGTATCTGGAAAATGAGAAGTACGACATTGAAGAGCTTGTAGAATACTTAAAAGATTACGGGCAGTTTGTAAATTCGTTGAAGAATAACCCAAACTGAAAATGCCGTCATATCCGGGAGGGGAAACGGAAAAGGCGGCATACGATTTAGCAACAAAAGGCGAAAAGCTGGTAATGGACTACTTAAATATCAGCATTTTTGACGTACAGGAAATGCCGATAGATTTATACCTGTTTTTTATGCGTGAGGCATATATACACGGGAATATGAGAACGAAAGAGGGTAGAGAATATCTGGAAAACTGCCGGAGGATGGAGCAGACCAAGCCCGACAGAAAGAAGATCAGAAAAAAGATACAAGAGCAGAAAAGAGAGGGATAAAAATGGCAGGGAGCAAAAGCATAAAAGGAATTACAATAGAAATTGGCGGGAATACTACCAAACTGTCCAAAGCCCTCTCTGATGCGAGCGGGGAAAGCGTAAATTTACAGAAAGAGCTTAAAACTGTAAATAAACTGCTTGAACTTGATCCCACAAACACGGAGCTGCTGGCGCAGAAACAGCAGATACTTAAGGAAAGCATACAGGAAACAGCAAACAAGCTGGACGTGCTGAAAGAGGCGGAAAAACAGGTACAGGCACAGTTTGAAAAAGGCGAAGTGTCAGAGCAGCAGTACCGGGAATTACAGCGGGAAATCATTACAACCGAACAAAAGTTAAATGATCTGAAAGCAACCGCAGAGAGCGCCGGAGACAGCATGGAAAATGCCGGAGAGGATGCGGGAAAACTCGCGGACAATCTGGAGGGAGCACAGCAAAAGGCGGATAAGGCGGCAGAGATGGGGAAAGCTGCCGCCGCCGGAGTAGCTGCAATAGGAACGGCAGCGGTAGGCGCAGGAGTTGCAGCGGTTAAATTTGATGCTGACTATGACGCGGCGCTGAATAATGTTATTACACAGACCGGGGCAACAAAAGAAGAGACAGAAAGTCTCGAAACAGCTATGCGCAATATCTACAACAATAATTTTGGCGAAGATTTGAACGACATAGCAAACGCAATGGCAACCGTAAAGACACAGACCGGGGCAACCGGGGAAGAGCTGGAGAAAACCACTCAAAACGCACTGCTTTTACGTGACACATTCGGGATGGAAGTGGAAGAGAGCGTAAGGGCGGCAAATTCTCTTATGAAACAGTTCGGCATAAGCGCGGACGAAGCATATAACTTGATGGCACAGGGCGCACAGAGCGGATTAAATGCTAATCAAGATATGTGTGATGTGATTAACGAATATTCTGTGCAGTATGCAAACGCAGGATTATCAGCGGAAGAAATGTTTAATATGCTGGTATCCGGGGCAGAGCAGGGCACATGGTCGATAGATAAGCTGGGAGACGCTTTCAAAGAATTTAATATCCGCATGAATGACGGCACGGCAAACGAGTATTTGACGAGTTTAGGGCTGAACGCGGACGAAGTAGTAGCGAAATTTCAGCAGGGCGGAGACAGTGCGAAAGAAGCCATGCAGCAGATTAGTAACGCACTGAAAAACTGTGATGATGAAACCGTGCAGTATACCGCAGGCGTGGGCATCATGGGCACTATGTACGAGGACATGGGGCTTGATGCTTGCACAGCTTTATTGCAGACGCAGGGAGAAATAAGCAAGACAAAAGACGCACTGGCAGAGATCAACAATCAAAAATATAACGATCTCAACAGCCAGATAGAAGAGTTGGGGCGGAATATCCAGACAGAAGTAGTACAGCCGCTGGGAGATGAATTAGCGCCAGTAGCAGAAGAGGTAATAGATGAAGTAAAAAGTAATCTGCCGCAGATCAAAGATATTTTAAGTGATGTATTGAGCATTGTAGGGGAGTTTATAAACTTTTTCTTGCAAAATGGAGATATGGTAATAACCATAATCGGCGGAATAGCCGCAGGGATGCTGGCATGGAATGTTGTAACCATGATACAGGGAATTGTATCAGCTATTAAGTTATGGACGGCAGGAACGCAAGGGCTGGCGGCGGTACAGGCAGTATTAAATGCCACGCTGCTTGCTAATCCGATAGCCCTTATAGTAGCTGCGATAGCGGGCATTATTGCTGCAATCGTGCTTTTGTACAATAACTGCGAATGGTTTCGGGAGATGGTAAACGGCATCTTTGAGGCTATAAAGAATTTTGTAGGAACGGCAGTAGAAGTAGTAGGCGGCTTTATATCCTCTGTATGGGAGAAAATACAGGAGATATGGGCATTTATACAGCCGTACATAGAAATGATATGGGCGTTTATACAGCAGATTTTAGCGGATATTGCGCAGATTTTCAGCGATACATGGGAAATTATTAAAGCAATATGGGATTTAGTGCAGCCGTATTTCTTGATGCTGTGGGAGGGTATAAAAGCAATTTTTGCGCCCGTTATCGAAGTATTAGGCGGATTGTTTTCGGCAGCGTGGGAGGCAATCAAGCTGGTATGGGATGTAGTTGTTATGTACTTCTCTACCATATGGGAAAATATCAAGATTGTTTTCTCTGTGGTGGCTACGGTATTAGGCTCATTCTTCAGCAATGCATGGACGGCGATAAAAGCCGTATGGGATGTTGTGGCGGCGTATTTTTCCGCAGTATGGAACGCAATAAAGACTATATTTTCAGTTGTAAAAGACGTGCTGACGGGAGATTTCAGAGGCGCGTGGGAGGGAATTAAAAGCATCTGGTCGGGATTTGCTAATTTCTTCCAAACGGCATGGAATAGCGTAAAAACTATATTCAGCAGCGTAGGAAATTTCTTTAGAACTACATTCAGTGCAGCGTGGAACGCAGTAAAAAATGTTTTCGCAAATTGGGGCAGCTTCTTTTCTGGACTGTGGAATAGAATAAGTAGCACGTTTTCATCAATCGGAACGCGGATATCTGGAGCAATTAGTGGCGCAGTAAGATCGGGAATTAACGGAGTGATAAGCTCAATACAGAGCGTAATAAACAGTGGTATCGGACTGATTAACGGAGCTATCGGGCTTATCAATAAAATTCCGGGTGTAAGCATAGGGCGCTTAGGGTATTTAAGCCTGCCGAGGCTGGCGCACGGCGGTATTTTACAGGAGGGAGACGCTATGGTAGCTGAGGCGGGACCGGAGCTGATACGGATGGTAAACGGAAAGGCGATAGTAACACCGCTAACACCAACGGCAAAAAATACCGCAATGGAGGCAGCAGGCGGGAAAGCTACAAAGAATATCACAAATGCAATAGAAATGAAAATAGAGAACTTCTACAATAACCGGGAGCAGGATATAAGGGAACTGACAGAAGAAATTTTGGAAATCGCAGAAGAAATAAAGGAAAGGGAAGAGGCGGCGTATGCTTAGTGAATATTACGAGAGCGCAAACAGCTTTACATATAACGGCAGAAATTCTCTTGATATGGGATTATTCATAACAGCAGTGAGCGCCGCAGATAACGGCGCAGAGCCGGAAATAGAAACGGTCAGCATACCAGCGCGGGGCGATCTGATTGAGGACAGCCGGGCGGATGAACTGGACAACCAGCCGTTCAAAGATTATGCAAAGAAATATACGTGCTGTGTGGTAGCTGACGAGGACATAAATTTAGAAGATATGGCGCATAGGCTTTATGGCTGGCTCTATGCGCCGGGAATTGAATACAGACAGCTTTATGATACATATGACAGGGAATATTACAGTATGGCGTATGTATCGAATAAAGCAACGGTAAGCGATCTGGCAAAGCGCCTGATGGGAGAAATCGAGATAGAATTTACCTGTAAGGCGTACAAGAGAGCGATTAACGGAGAGCGGACAATTACGCTGACAAAGGCGAAAACGATATACAACACAGAGTTTTTTACCGCAAGCCCGTATATAAAGATTACTGGGAACGGGGGAATAACTTTATACATCAATGAACGGGCATATGGATTTAAGGACGTAAGCGAGTATATAGAGATCGACAGTGAACTAATGAACGCATACAAAGGCGATACGCTGCAAAACAGCAAAATGCTTACTACAAAATTTCCGAAACTGCCAGCAGGAGAAAATAATATAAGCTGGGCGGGGAATGTAAGCAAAGTAGAGATTGTACCGAGGTGGTGTAGATTATGATACCAATTCTGTATGATGCGTTTGAAAAGGATTTTACGACAAACGGTATAGGATTATTGACAGATGCGGTAAGCTGCACTGTCACAGAAGAGCGGAACGGAACATATGAGCTTACATTGACATACCCGGAAAAAGGGCATCTGGCAAAGCACATAACAAGAGATGCGATCATAAAAGCAAAAGCAAATGACGAGGACGAGCCGCAGCTATTCAGAATATATAAAGCCGGAAAAGCCATAGGGAGCAATACGACATGGAACGCGGAGCATATCAGCTATGAGACAAACGGAAACCCAGTAGAGAAATTCACGGTCAGCGGAGTAGATGCACAGCGAGCTATGCAGGAGCTTTTAGATGCGGCGGCATTGCCGCATAGCTTTACGGCATCCAGTGATATTACAACAACGAACAGCACAAGCATAGACGGAGTTGTAAGCGCAAGAAACGCGCTGGGAGGCACGACAGGTAGCATACTGGACGTATGGGGCGGGGAGTATCATTTTAACAATTTTTGCATTGAACTGCTGAAAGCAAGGGGTGCGAACAACGGCGTAACAATCGAATACGGAAAGAACCTCATAAGCGCAAAGCAAGAGGAAAATATAGCGGATGTTGTAACGGCTATATTCCCATGGGCGAAGTATAAGGCGGAGGGAGCAGAAGAGGAAACCTATATCAGCCTGCCGGAAAAGACACTGATACATGAAAACGCCAGCGCATATGCAAATATAAAGTGTGAGATCGTGGATTTTTCTAAAGAGTGGGAAAATGGAACGGTTATTACTGCGGATATGCTGCGGGAAAAGGCAACAGAGTATTTGAATAAATTAAGTACAGAGCCAAAAATCAGCATTACACTTTCTTTTGCCAGCTTGAAAAAGACGAAAGATTATAAAAATCTGAAAGCGCTGGAGAGCGTAAAACTCTGCGATATTGTAACGGTTAAGATTGATAAGCTGGGTATCAATGTTACTGCAAAAATTACGAAAGTAAAATACGATAGCATCAAAGAACGGTACGACAGTGTGGAGATCGGGGATACCCGGACGAACTTAACAAAGAGCATGACCGCAGCACAAAAAGAAATACAGGAGCTTGTAGTAAGAAACCAGACACGGGCGGAGCAGATCAAAGCACAGATTGAACAGACCATAAAGGACGTAACGGCGGCGATCACGGGAAATTCTGGTGGATATGTTGTATTACATCCAGAACAGAACCCGCAGGAAATCTTTATCATGGATACGCCGGATACAGCAACCGCTAAAAATGTATGGCGCTGGAATTTAGCCGGACTGGGGCACAGCAGCACAGGAATAAACGGAACATTTACAACGGCGATCACAGCAGACGGTCAGATAGTCGCTGACTTTATCACAGCCGGGGAGTTGACAGGAGCGGTATTAAAGGCTGGCACAGTTTATGCAGAGGCGCTGGACGTTGAGTATAGGAATAGCGTTACAAAGTACGCAGATGATGCAGCAAGCGGAGCAGTAAAAGAGGCGAAAGAATACGCTGACAATCTGCAAAAGAGCACAGATAAAGAGATTGAGGACGTAAATAAAGCCGTTGATGATATTAACAAAGAGCTGGAGACAACGGTAGCAGACGGAATTATAACGGAGTCAGAAAAGGCAGCAATACAGAAGATATTACAGATCATTGAAAAAGAGAAGAAAGAGGCTGACGCAAAGTATAACGAGATATACGGAAACTCTTATCTTACAGGAACGCCAAAGACAAATTTACAGAGCGCGTATAACACGGCATACGGCACAGCCAGTACATCAAAGTACAATAAGCTGCTTACTGCTGTAAATGCCGTTATCAATGCAAAAACAGCGGAAGAAGTCACACAGAAGATGGAGGCTTACAGGACTGCTTACACAGAATATGGGGCAGCAGTCGCAGCTTACCAGACAGCGGTAGAAGCGGCAACGGATGCGATAGCAAACGCATATGCAGTGGAAAAAGCAGAGCAGATGGGCGAAACAGTCACGCAGGAAATGACGAGCCTTATAGAAACGACAGCAGAAGAAATTAAGCTGCTCTGCAAAACCATTGAAGAATATAATATGCACAACTATGTTGTGGGCGGAGATTTTGCAGATGGATTTACAGAAGAATGGTACACAAACAATTCAGCAAATAACTATGTTGTAACAGATGCAACGCTGGGAAAATGTGCAAGGATTTTAAGGAGTTCATCTACAACCTCATATATACGCTGCAAGCTGGGAGTATTGCCAGCAGGAACTTACAGAGTGCGGTATAAGGCAGCAACAGCGCCGGGATATGAAAGCACAGCAAGAGTACAGTGCTCTATGAGTTCATCCGCAACAACGCCTGCCGGATTGCTTAAAAGCACAGAATTTACAACAGTAGAGCGCGAAGTAACTTTATCAGCCAGCACAAGCACAAGATACATATATTTCTATGCAAACGTGCAGGGAGCGCCAGTATATATAAAAGACGTTGAAGTATTAGGGCAGATGCGCATATATACAGAGGCACAGTTAAAAGTAAATGCGGATGCGATCATGGCGGAAGTTACGAGGGCAAAAAATGAAGAGGAAGAGCTTAAAGCATCCATAAAGGTAAATGCTGATGCAATCAAGCTGAAAGTAACATCTGCGGACGTGGAGTCTCTCATTGAACAGAAAGCGGACTCAATCAGACTTAAGGCAGGGAAAATATCATGGGAATCCACATATTCAAGTATGACATCAAACGGAACACTGACTTGCCAAAACGCAACCATAAAAGGAACGTTATACAGTGAAAACGGAGAAGATAAAGTTTACTTACGGAACGGGCGTTTGCAGATATGGTACAACAATGTTGAACTGGGAATGATCGGAGGAAATGGATTTGAGGGATACAGCGACAAGGAGGGGCTTAATTTTGACTTAGAGGACAGCGGCGATTATATGACTTGGGCGGCGCAGGATGCGGGCGGCGGAACATATAAGACAAAATGGACTTATGCAAGAAGTGCTTTCGCCAGCTATTCCGCAGGAATGTTAAACGCCGGATGTGATATAGATATGCACAACTGGAAATTACGTAATGTAGCATGGCCGGATGGTTCAATAAGCCAGACAATCAATTATGTACAGGTGTTACAAATGAATAGTGACGGTACAGTACAAAGATGGGGGAGCAATGGAATGATGAAATTTAAAAACGGCATTTTGATTGATCTGACGTATTACACATAACAAGGAGAAAAAAATGGAAGTAAGAAAGCATATTTTTGAAGAGGGAGAAAGCAACGAGAAGATACCAGAGCCGGAAACAGATGGTATGCGCCAGAAAGAAGAGTCTGAAACAGAGAAAGCAATAAAGATCATTTTAGGTATAGAGGGCGAGGCTACACCAAAGGCACAGACATTAAGCATCAACGTCACAAAAGAAAAAACACTGATAGACCGGGCACGGGAGTTCCGCGCCGAATTTGAAGCAATGAAAGGAGAAAGCTAAAATGCAGGAATATGCACAAATGCCGATCAACATTAAGATTGAAAAGGCAAAAAATGAGCTGCGGTACGGGTTGAATGTGGTAAGTGCAAAGTATGATTTGCCAGGATGCATCATGGATTTAATTCTGGACAGTATACGGGCGGAAGAGTGCCAACAGAGGATATCTTTAACAGCGGAGCAGATAACAGAGGTAGAGGGTACAGAAGAGGCAGCAGGAGAGGAAAAAGATGGCATTACAGAACACGCAGAGAATACAAATAGAGCTTGACGGAAACCCGCCTTTTGAATATGTGGTAGTCAAGCAGGGAGAAAAGGGCAGCCGCATTGTAGAGGTTACGCTGCTGGAGAACAAAACAGAATTTGAAATACCAAGCGGAACAACGGCAAAGATCAAATATTATAAGCCGGATGGGAAAAAGACATTAAATCCTTGTACGATATCCGGGAACGTGATTAAAGTAGAATACTCCGAGCAAATGCTGGCGGCAGCAGGCACAGGGCGCGGCGAGATCGTTCTTTATAACGGAGATAACGTACTGCGGAGCGCCACATACTATACTAAGATCGTAGAGACGGTATACAAAGAAAACGGGCTGATCTCTGACAACGAATTTCTGGACATGGCGGAAAGCATTATCAAGGTTAATCAGGCAACAGATAAAGCCATCAATGCAGGGGAAAGCGCAGAAGAGGCGGCGGAAGAGGCGAACACAGCAGCCACATCCGCAAACGAGGCGGCAGCGGCAGCGGAAGAGGCAGAAGCCGGAGTAAGCGCAGCAATTAGCGAAGCAAATACAAAAGCGGCGGAAGCGAATACGGCAGCACAGAGAGCAGAGGCAGCAGCGGCAGCCTGCGAGAATATTGCAGATGGAATGAATAGCATGGCGGACGATACAACGGGAATAACGTACACAATAGGGATAAGCGGCGGAATGATATATTTGGAAAGTGAGGACGAGTAAACATGGCAAGAGTATATGTGGCTGATAAAGAGACACTGGACAAAACACACGCAAATACGGCGGCTATTCTGGCGGCGCTGGAGGAAGAGGGCGGAGAGCACAAGAAAGCCGTCCGCTACGGTATCAAGATCAGCAAGAGCGACAGCGGAAAAGCGAGCCGGGTAACATACATATATGACGCGGCGGGAATGACACCAGCGGTAATGAATTTTTCAGAGGGTACATTTAACTACGGGAGCTGGGGCAATGTAGAGTTTGTGAAGAACAATTACCCTTGCATGGTAAAGTATGATGGCACAGAGGACTATAAATTATCCCCGAACGATTACACAAAGAAAGAGGACGGAACAACGGCAAGTGATGTGGCAAACACAGATTATGCCGGGAACGCTATGGCAGCATTTAAAGGTGGCTGGCTCTGCCAGTACGAGACGGAGACAGACGAGTATATCATCTGGAGCAATATAAAATATGATGATGGCTACAACGCATATCACAGGACAGCGCCGGACGGAGTTATCAGAGAGGGATTTTACCGCAGGATTTACAAGCCAGCGCTGCTGAACAATGTAGCAAGATCAATCAGCGGGCAGCAGTCAATGTACAGTAAAAACGCAACGCAGGAACGCACATACATTAAAGCAAATGGCGAGGCGTGGGAACACACGAGCTGGTGGGAATGGAACTATATTATTGCGCTACTTAAGATCATGGCAAAGACAGAAGATTTACAGGGCGCATATGGAAACGGGAATATGAACGGCTATGTAAATGACGCTGCACAGCATTACGGCATTTTAACCGCCGGAACGCTCAACGACAAGGGGCAGTTTTTCGGATACAACACAAATAATCAGCAGGTCAAAGTATTTCATACAGAGGCTATGTGGGGAGATCAGTGGGAAAGAATTTGCCACATGATCTGCGATAAAGGCGTTGTGAAAGTACAGCCATATGGAGACGGAAATTTTACCGGGGCAGGATTTGAAACCGTGCTTGATTATAAGGATTTAGGAATTACGGCAAGTGCGAGCGGATATATGAGGGATACCGTAATGACTAAAGCTGGACGCTTTGCAAAAACATTTAACGGCAGCAGTTCTACATATACGTGCGATTACGGCTCTATCAATCCTACTATTGTCTCTGTGCCTCTTGTGGGCGGCAACTGCCGCAGCGGGCTGAGTTGTGGCGCTTGCGTGGGCTTGCACAGCGGCGCGAGCAATGCGTACTGGGACATTGCGCCCGGTCTTTCTTGCAAAATGCCTAACGCCGCGTAGCGGCATGAGGGGGAACGGGGGAAACATCCCCCGCTAAGACTTATGAAAAGAAGAAAGTAAAAATATAATAGGGGATTTTCCGGGCGTCTCTGTGCCTCTTGTGGGCGGCAACTGCAACAACGGGCTGAATTGTGGCGCTTACGTGAACTTGAACAACACCGCGAGCAATGCGAACTGGAACATTGCGCCCGGTCATTCTTATCAAACTATGGAAGATTAACCAAAAGCCCGGAAAATTCCTACACCGCTGGCGGTTGAAATACCGCTGAAAGTGAAAATACAGCCGCGTTAGGTGCGGTATGGTAGCCGTAGGCAGCAAGCCTAAAGTTGTATAGCGTGGCGAAGTACCGCAAGGCGATAAGAAAGAGATTTGCAGATGATAAGTTTTAACAACGTGAGTGATGCACTTTACATACCAGAAGAGCAGATAAAAGACATATATAAAGCATCCAAAGGCAAAAGCAAGCGAGAAGAGGCGGCGGAAGTAAAAGCAGACATTGAGAAACACAGAAGAATTTTAGATAAAAAGCTGAAAAACAACAGTTTCATACCGAGACGGCACAACACAAAGATTATACAGGAAAATTCCTGCAAGAAAACGCGGAAGATCGTAAAACCAAAATATATGTATGAGCAGATGGCGCACCACTCTGTTATGCGTGTTTTCGTTCCTATTGCAATGCGGGGAATGTACTACCATGTATACGGGAGCATACCGGGAAAGGGAGTGCACCGAGGGAAAAGGACGGTTGAAAGATGGATACGGGAGGACGGCAGGAATTGCAAATATATTTATAAACTGGATATCCGGCATTTCTTTGAAAGCGTACCGCATAGGAGGCTAAAGAAAGCGATTAAAAGAAAAATCAAAGACAGGGATTTACAGAAGAAATTATTTCTCATCATAGACAGCCACGCACCGGGGCTGCCGCTGGGATATTACCCGTCTCAATGGTTCGGAAATTTCTATTTACAGCCTTTAGATCATTTCATAAAAGAAAAGCTGCGGATAAAGCACTACATAAGATACATGGATGATATGGTACTATTCTCAAACAACAAAAAGGAGCTGCACCGGGCGAGAAAAGAAATAGAGAAATTCGTACATGAAGAGCTGGGGCTGGAGATAAAGAAAAATTGGCAGGTATTCAGATTTGACTATATAGACCGCAAAGGAAAGCGGAGAGGCAGACCGCTTGATTTTATGGGATTTAAGTTTTACAGAGACAGAACCATATTACGAAAGAGCATATTAAAGGGTATCCGGGCAAAAGTCAACAGAGTGCGCAGGAAAGGGAAAATAACGTGGGTAGATGCGGCGTGTCTTTTATCGCGAATGGGATGGATATGGCACAGCGATACCTATGCATATTACGAAAGATACATAAAGCCTTATATCAAAATAAAAGTGCTTAAAACACTTGTTTCTAAGCACGCAAGAAAGGAGAACGAAAAGAATGGAATGGTACAACGCAGAAAGCACGGCAGAAGAAAAACCAAAGGAGCTGGACATAACGAGCAGCCCGGAAACGGTATATATGCGCCGGAACATTACCCAGCAGCCCGTAATTGATGAAGAGGGCGAAGAGGTGGGAAAGAAATGGGTGTACAAAGAGTGCACACAGAACAAAGCGGAGTATGAGCAACAGCAGGCGGCGCTTACAAGCCCGGTCACAACAATGATTATGCAGGAAATTGCATCATTACAGCTTGCGCAGGCAGAAACGCAGATCACACTTGAACTGATGGGAGCAGAGGGGGCATAAAGATGTACGAAGCATTAAAAAGAAAGTACGAGATGGGATACATTACAAAAGATACGCTGAAAGGCTGGGTAAAGATCGAAAAGAAATTAGCCGGGCGCGGAATTACAGAGAAACAGTATGAAGAAATTACAAAAGAAAAGTACACCGAGTAAAGGACGGAGAACAGGGGCAGAAAATGGTGGAAGATATCATAAATTATGTATCCTCTAACTGGGTGGCGTGGGTATTTGCGGCGGGGTATGGCGTACTGATCGCAATGCTGAAAAAGGAGCGCACACAGAATAAAGCACTAAGAGAGGGAGTACAGGCACTATTAAGGCAGGAAATTATAGATTTCTGCCTGCGATACGAGGACAGAGGGAGCGCGCCAGTATGGGCAAAGCAGGCAGAGGAAAAGGCATATAAAGCATATGAAGCATTAGGAGGAAATGACGTAGCACACGCCATGCACGAAAGATTTATGAAGCTGCCGCCCGTGGATGGGAATGACACGCCGGAGAGAGCAGAGGATTAAAATGGCAACAAGGCAGAAAAGAACAACAAGAAGAAAAAGAAGAACAGCGGCAATAAACTGGCTGTGGGAGTTCAGTAAGAAAGTAGTCTGGACGGTAACAATTCTATACGCCGTTTCGTTTGTGTTCGCTATGCTCATAAGCTGGCAGGAAGTACAGTTTTTAGGAAACACGGCGGCAATTACAACGCTTATTACAGAGGCAAACGAAACTTTTCGGGTGGTAGTAGGCGGTTACATGATTAAGGCGGGTGTAGAAAACGCCTGCAAGATCGTAAAAAGCAACAGGACGGAGGAAGTACAGCAGACAGAGAGCGAGGAAGAGGCGCAGGGATAGGAGGCGCAAAGATGCTTGATTTTATACTGGCATACTGGAAAATTCTTTTAACCGTGTATCTGATCGGAGCAGCACTGACATTTGCAGCAACGGGGATTTTCCTGTTATGGACAGGAAAAAAGGAAGACGAAGAAAGGGAGAAATACCCGGAGTATTACGAGGATATGGATAATATTGGGCGGTGGGGATACTGCATAATTGTGTTGGTCGTAAGTATCTTAGTAGGAATAATGTGGGTAGGGCTGCCAGTCGTATTAGCCGGGGCGTTGATATTTGACTGGATAATGAAAAAATACCCGAAATTATGGGGGCAGTTTGGAAATACAGAAGAGGACGAAAGCGAAGAGACGGAGAAATGAAAATGGAGAAGATTATTTTTGTAGCAGCAGTGGTTTTGATTGCAGTAATGGTACTCACGTTATGGGTAAATATCATTGTGGCGATCACAAAAAAGGTAGTGGCATGGGATAAATTCCCGGTACAGGTATGGGTAATGATTGTAGCCGTTGTATCAACGGTAGTAGCGGCGGCAGCGTTGGCGCAGTATTTTGGCATTGTAATGTTATGGTATTACTGGCTGGCGGCGGTAGTTATCGGGCTGCTGGTATGTTATGCGGCTATGTTCGGTTACGATAATTTGTATAAACAGATCAACGAGACTTTACAAAAGATAAGGGAACTGCTGGCAGGAACTACAAAAGAAGAATAAAAGCGGGAGAAGAATATGGCTGTAAAAATTGGACATGCATCTATTGACGAGAGAGGGAAAGCGCAGGGCGGAAGTGCTGGAGATCAGACCGGGAAAGAGGTTTGTACAAGGAGCTGGTACAATAAACCGTGGATTTGCGTAATTAGACCAAAGAGCGCAACGCACGCGGAGAAGATCGCAAAGGCTATGGAGCAGGCTTGTGCGAACAATAAAATTGGTTACGATCAGTACCAGCGCACAACGCTCTATACACAGGCGAAAGCCTGCGGGTGGGATTTAAGCAAGATTACTACGGCTTGTGAAACGGATTGCAGCGCCCTTGTAGCTGTATGCGTCAATGCTGCCGGAATTACGGTAAGCAAGGACATTTACACAGGAAACGAAAAGAGCGCGCTTAATGCAACAGGAAAATTTGAGATACTCACGGCGAGCAAATACTTAACCTCTGACGCATATCTGAAACGCGGGGATATTCTGCTGGCAAGCGGGCACACCGCCATTGTACTTTCAAACGGTTCAAAGGCAGGAGCGAGCACCGGAGGCGGTAACAGTTCCGGCTCTGCATCATCCTCAACAAAGGCAGAGGCAGCACAGGACTTTGATAAGTCGCTGGCAGGAACGTATAAAGTGACGGCATCCGCGCTGAATATCAGAGCCGGGGCAGGAACGGGTAAGAAGTCTCTCGGGAAAATCCCGAACGGAAAAACAGTACAGTGCTACGGATACTATACGAAAGTCGGCAGCGTAAAATGGCTGTACGTTACATATAACGGCATCACGGGCTTTTGTTCCAGCGAGTATCTGGCGAAAGGTAGCGGCAGCACCAGCACGGCATCCACGCCCGCATCATCCTCAACAAAGGCAGAGGCAGCACAGGACTTTGATAAGTCGCTGGCAGGAACGTATAAAGTGACGGCATCCGCGCTGAATATCAGAGCCGGGGCGGGAACGGGCAAGAAGTCATTAGGAACAATCCCGAACGGGAAAACGGTACAGTGCTACGGATACTATACGAAAGTCGGCAGTGTAAAATGGCTGTACGTTACATACAACGGCATCACAGGCTTTTGCTCAAGCCAGTATTTGAAAAAAGCATGATGAACAGGGAAGAGGCTGGGAAAATTCTGGCGGCGCTTGTGATCTGCGGGAGCAATAACAGGAGCTGCGCAGAGTGCCCGGCATATGACACAGAAGCAGGAAGAGACGCACAGCAGAGAGCTTGCAGCGAACTTTTAAGCGAAGAGAACGTAAATACAGCACTGGAAATAATGAGAGGATGAAAAAAGAGCGGGATGGCACAACAACCATTCCCGCTCTTAAATTATGATCTGCTTTGAAGCTCAAAAATAATAGTATTGATTTTGCTTTGATTTTCGGAATTGTTGAGACAACGGATAACCCGTACTTTTCCGTCTATTGTCTGCAATTTTATTCCTATGTAATTTCCCATCTTTTTTTCAAAGCCGGAAATCTGCTCAACGGATGTGATCTTATCGAAAAGAATACTTTCGGTAGCGGATTGGCTGCCGTCCTGCTTATAGTAAAAACAACGCTTATTTGTAAGAGCAAGGACAGCGACAGAGAACACAAATTTTTCAGCCTCACATTTACCATCTACGCTTATTTCGATACTCTCACCATCAAGCAACGATTTCCCAAAAACATTATTCGCCATTGCATCCGGCACAGATTGCTTTTCGGGCTTCTTTTTCTTTTTAAACAATCCCATAAAAATAGACCTCTCTTCCTTAAAAGATATTGTTTCTGACCTTTAACACAATTTTAGGTGGCGAATGTGTTAAAGTCAAGAAAAATTCTGATTATTAACAAGTGGTGGACAGGGGAACAGGTAAAAGATGAAAATTTACAGCTACAAAGGAAAGAAAAACCTTTGCGGGCGGCGCATTAAAATGGCGAGAGCAGAGAAGCGCATAACGCAAACTGACCTTGCGGCAAGAGTGCAGACACAAGGGATAACACTGGAACGTGACAGTATAAGCCGGATAGAGATAGGAACAAGATTTGTAACAGATTATGAGCTGAAAATATTTGCAAAAGTGCTGGGCGTAAGCATGGAATGGCTGACCGCAGAAGATGAAGCGCTGCAACAATAAAGTTGTGGCGTTTTATATTGTAAAAAAATAGCTCATTGAGTATAAAAATATTGACAAATAAGCTCAATGGGTATATACTATAATTGTAACAGGGGAACGGCAGGAAAGGAGTTAAGCATGGAGAATGAAGAAATGAGCAAAGCTGATCTTATCGCAATGCTGGTATCAATCAGAGAAGTTGCGAGAACAAACGGGGAAATACATACCGTAGAGCATATAGATAAGATACTTGAAGAAATAAGAAAATAGAATAAAGGGTACACACGAGGGGCGGATACCTAAACATTCCTGCTGACCGCCCCAAGTGCTTAATTAGATTATAGCAGGAATAAATAAAAAGGCAAGGGGCGTGATGATATGACGATAGAAGAGGCACGCAAAAAGCAGGGAATGAGCAGACGCGAGGTATCAGACTGGCTGGAAATACCTTATAGAACCCTGCAAAACTGGGAGAACGGGGAACGGAAATGCCCGAAGTATATAGAAAAGCTGATAGTAGAAAAAATATTACAGGGCAGACAATAACAGAGTTTATGAAAGCCGCAGACTTTGACAATCTGCGGCTTTTAATATGGATACGAAAGAGGCAAGGCATGGCGAACAAAAAAGGCAGCAGACAGTTGCAGAAGAGAGATAGAATAAGAATAGAGGCATTTTTACAGGCTGGACATTCAAAGGCAGAAATAGCGGGCATGATCGGAGTACACAGGAGCACTATATATAATGAGATCAAGCGTGGACTATATGAGCATCTGAATAGCGACTATACAACAGAAATGCGATATAGCGCCGACCTTGCACAGCAGAAGTATGAGGAAAATTTAAAGGTACGCGGAACACAGCTAAAAATAGGTAATGATATTAAGCTGGCAAATTATATAGAGGATAAAATCATTAACGAGGATTACAGCCCGGCAGCAGTGCTGGGGCAGTTGACAGCACAGGGAAAGTGGGCGGAGTTTGATACAAAGATATGCACAACTACGCTTTACAGCTACATAGACAAAGGAATATTCCTTAAATTATCAAATAAGGATTTGCCAGTTAAGGCAAACAAAAAGAGGAAGTATAAAAAAGTAAGGAAACAGCAGAAGAGAGCAGAGGCAGGGGAAAGCATAGAGAAGCGCCCGGAAGAGGTAGAGAGCCGGGAAGAGTTCGGACACTGGGAAATGGATAGCGTAATAGGGCAAAAGAAAAAATCTAAAAATACTTTGCTCACGCTCACAGAAAGAAAAACAAGGAATGAAATTATATTCAAGCTACCAGATCACACGGCAGGGGCGGTAGTAACGGCTTTAGATACTTTGGAGAAAAAATGGGGAGAACTTTTTAAACAAGTTTTTAGGAGCATTACAGTAGACAACGGCACAGAGTTTGCACTATGCGAAGAGCTGGAGAGATCGGCGATCAATGAGGGAGAGAAACGAACAAAGCTATACTATTGCCATCCTTATAGCTCATGGGAGCGCGGAACAAACGAGGTAACAAATAAGATGGTACGCCGGAAAGTACCGAAAGGCACAAACTTTGACGGAAAGACAGAGGAAGAGATACAAGAGGTAGAGGACTGGATAAACGGGTATCCGCGCCGGATACATGGATACCGCAGCGCAGCAGAAATGTTTGAGGAAGAGATAAGAAAACTTGCATAA